GAAGAATGCTTATGCCCAAGCGCAGACGATTTGCGCCGCGGGCACACCCACCAATGCCGTCGCCGCGGGCGTCGATATTCTGGCCGTCGAGAATGCGTTGCTCCCCTACTTCAAGAAAGCGACAGCGCTCGCGCCAGATCAAGAGATTGGCAAGCGACGTGTGAAGTTCGGGAATGTCGATCTCGGCAATCTGAAGTTTGGCGAGTGATCGCGACCTCGATGCCAGTGACATGCCGGCCCATCGCGCGACGGTCTTGTTTTACGGCCCACCGCCTCGCGGTGATTGAGAACGATCGAGTCACGCTCGAAAGGGTCAGGATCAAGGGTTCCCGCAGAAGCCCCATCGGTCGCGCGCAAATCGCGCCCGCCAATCCACCCATGCGCTCATCCCATTAACCCCCAATCCGCGCCAAGGAACCGACCTCATGAACATTGCGCTGACGACCCAGGAAACGTTGGGTTTGATGAAAGACTCGCTCGCCAAGAACGTTACGATCTCGACCGGCCTGACCGCATACGACCTGCAGGCGCCGGCGAAGAACCTGTACCCGACGATCACTCCATTGAGAAATTCAATTCCCCGCGTCGCACGGCTGAATCCAGGCGACGCGGCTCACTGGCGCTCGATCTTTGGCACGACCGGTTCAGGCTTTGACGCGATGGGCTGGGTGCCGGAAGGCCAACGTACTGCAAGCATGTCTTATTCGGCAGTTTCGGTCACGCTCCCCTACGTCACGCTCGGCGAGGAAGATACGGTGACCTTCGAAGCGGAAGCTGCCGCTCAGGGCTTCGAAGACATCAACGCCACTGCCACCCTGCGCATCCTTCAGAAGACGATGCGCAAGGAGGAGACTGCGCTCCTCGGCGGCAACACGTCGCTTGCGCTCGGCGCGGCCAGCGCTCCGGCTTTGACGGCCTCGGGCACCGGCGCGACCCTTCCAGCGGCGACCTATTCGGTGATCGTCGTCGGTCTGGCATTCGAGGGCTATCGCAACTCAAGCCTCGCCGGCGGAGTCGCGGCAACCAAGACCATCACCGGTAACGACGGCAACACCTATACGCTGAACGGCGGCTCCTCGATGCGCAGCCCCAACGTCACACAAGCAGTGACGTTCGGACAGACGCTGCTTGCAACCGCTCCGATCATCATCGGCGCTGTCGCTTATGCGTGGTATGTTGGGGCCGCTGGCTCGGAGACGCTGCAGGCGATCACCACGATCAACAGCGCCGCCTTTAGCGCGCCGCTCGTTTCAGGCCAGCAGGCGGCGACCGTCATCACCGCTGACAATTCTCGCAATCCGGGGCTGGCGTTCGACGGATTGCTGACGGACGGCTTCAACCCCGCAACAGCCTCGTTCGTCCAGTGGCTGGCGTCGGGTCCGGCAGGCACAGGCACGTTCCTTACACCGTCGGGCCGAGGCTCGATTGCCGAGATCGACAATATGCTGCTGCAGATGTGGAACAACTATCGGCTGTCGCCGACGGTGATCTATGTCAACGCGCAGGAGCAGAAAAACATCACGTCGAAGTGCCTGACGAACGCGTCCGGCCCGCTCGTTCGCTACAATGTCGACGCCTCTCAGTCAGCGCCCTATGAGTTCACGGCCTCCGGCGTCGTACGCTGGTACTATAATCCGTTCACTGGCACAGAGATCCCGATGCCGGTTCATCCGGATCTGCCGCCCGGGACCATCCTGGCCTACTGCGAGCGACTGCCGGCGTGGTATCAATCGAACGAGACACCCAATGTCGCGGAGGTCCTGACGCGTCGCGACTATTATCGCGTCGATTGGCCAGTCCGCACCCGTCGCCGCGAGTTCGGCGTCTACACTGAAGAGGTGTTGGCCATATACGCCTCATTCGGCATCGGCATCCTCACCAACATCGGCAACGGCTGACGCTCGGCCGCGCCAGGCGCATCGCCGCGAGGCAGTGGCGCACGCGCGGCCGTTTCGACTTTGGCCCGTCATTGCGAGCGTTGCATGTCGCCCTTCGATCTGACCAATCTCGCGGCCTTGAAGGCCTGGCTCGGATTGCCCTCCGCGCCCGGCCCGAACGATGGGACGCTCAATGCGCTCATCACGGCGGCGAGCCGCTCGATCTACGCGTGGCTGAGCCGCCCCAGCCTCCTGCCGTTCTCCTACGCTGAGACGATTGATCTCGAGACCAGTCGCGTAACCCTGAGGCAATGGCCAGTGCTGCAGGTTACCTCGGTGACATGGCGCGGAATCAGTGTACCGCCGGACGAGAACGCCGATCCGGAGGCGTCATTCGGCTATGTCCTTCAGCCGGACGATGGCGCTCCACCGGGGCGGCCGCAGGCGCTTGATCTATTCGGCCATCACTACCGGGCGGGACGGCAAAGTCTCGTCGTATCCTACAGCGCTGGATACGCGGTTCAAAACGAGGCGCAAGCCGTTCCCGCCGGCGCTCCCCTCCAGTTCTCCGCGTTTTCGCCTTATGGACCCTGGGGATCGGATCTTGGCGCGACTTATACTGCGACCGGCGCGTCGCTGACGGCGGTTTCAGCCTTGCCTGGCGCTGGCCAATATTCGGTCAGCGCCGGCATCTACTCGTTCTCTGCGGCCGACGCCGGACAATCGGTTTTCATCTCTTATGGCTATGTGCCGCAGGATATCGCGCAGGCAGCCCTTGAATTGGCGGCTGAGCGTTTTCGCGCGGCCGAGCGCATCGGGCTCAAATCGAAGTCGATAGGCGGTCAGGAAACAATCGCTTACGACACGAGCGCAATGTCGGCGCCGATCCAAGCGATGCTGCAACCCTATAAGCGGGTCATCCTCTGATGTCCGCGCTCGAGGTCCGGGGTCTTGAGGAAACAAGGGCGCAACTCGACGCCTATCCAGCCGCATTGCAAGCTGCGCTTAGCGCGAAGGCGACCGAACTCGCCGCGGCGCTCGCCGAGCTGGTCAAAGACAACAAGCTTTCCGGCGCAGTGTTGAAGACAAGCTCCGGCGCGCTCCGTGACTCGATCGCGGCCAGCGTAACTGCCGACGCGGACGGTGTTCTTGCTTCGGTCGGCTCCGAAGGCGACGTGAAATATGCGGCGATTCAGGAGTACGGCGGCAAGACGAGCGCGCACGAGATCCTGCCAGTTAAGGGCAACGTGCTCGCTTTTATCGTCGGCGGCGCTCAGCATTTTGCGCACAAGGTGGAGCATCCTGGTTCGGTGATCCCGGAGCGATCTTATTTGCGCTCGTCGCTTGAGGACATGAAAGACGAAATCCTCGCGGCGCTCGCCGACTGCGCGGCCGATGCATGGGAGAGCGCATGACCCGCGAAGCGGCCTTCTCCGCACTGTTCGCCGCCGTGTCCTCTGCTTATCCGTGGGGACTCGCGTCGCGGAGGATGAAGCTGTGGAGCGAAGTTCCAGCGGCGCTGCGGCCGGCGTTCTTCCAGCTCGAATCAGGCCCGGAAACTTATCAATGGGCGTCACCCACGACGGCGAAGCGAACGCTTGAAGCCAAGCTCTTCCTCTATTTCGACGCGCGTGACCCGACGACGCCGGGCGCGATCGCGATCAACAACGCTCTCGACGCGATCGACGCGGCTCTCGCGCCTGCGGACTCCAACATCGGCCTCGGCCGCCAAACCCTCGGCGGCGCCGTGTATGACTGCAAGATTACGGGCGTGCCGGTGCGAGACACAGGCGACCTCGACGGCGATGGGCTCGCGGTGGTCGCAGTCCGGCTGATTGGGCCGTGAAGACGCTCCGTCCCTCGCTCCGCTGAACCTTCTCGGAAATGCGCCGCGTCTCCCTGACAGCAGCGGCGCGACTCTCATACCGACCCCATAACGGAGTTCACCCTCATGTTCGTATTCGGCTCGGGTGTGCTGATCGGCACGCAATTGAACGTCCCCAATCCGACCCCGATCAACTTTGGACTGGTCCAGAAGGTCAGCGTCGACACGTCCGTCAGCGTCAAGGAACTGTACGGCCAATTTGCGTTCCCGGTCGCCGTCGGATCCGGCACCCGCAAGGTCACGTGCAAGGCGTCCTTGGCGCGCTTCAGCGGGCAAGCCCTCGGTCGCCTGTTCTACAATCAGACGCCCACTCCCGGCTCGACCATATCTCAGTTTGCTGAGGTGCATAGCGTCCCCTCGTCGGCCCCCGACACGATCACCGTCACCAACTCGACGCACTTCGTGGCTGACCAGGGCGTTACTTACGCGGCCAACGGCCTCCCACTGCTTAACGTCGCGACGGTGACGGCGACGGGACAGTACACATTCAACGCCTCGACCGGCGTCTACACCTTCTTCTCGGGAGATCAGGGCGCCGGCGTCCTAATCTCCTACACCTACACACAAACGGCTACGACAACTCAGAACCTGGTGATCGGCAATCCGCTGGTCGGACCGACGTCGACTTTCTCGGCGGTGCTATTCGCGACCGACCCGACGACGAACGCGCAGTTCTCGGTGACGCTCAACCAGTGCGTCGCCAGCAAATTCTCATTCGACACCAGTATCGAGGACTTCTCCAAGCCGGACTTCGAGTTCCAGGCGTTCGCCAACGCCGCCGGTCAGGTCATGACCTTCAACTTCGGAGACGCGGCGTGAGTGAGGAGCCCTTCACCATATCGCTTGGGGGAAAGACCTGGTCGGTCCCGCATCTTCCGTTCCGCGCGGTCAAGGTTATCCAACCAGCGTTGTTCGACGTCTATCTCTCAGCCGGCGGCGCCGTGATGTCAGCCGAATCCGTTGCGCGCCTCAACGAGGCCCAGCTCGATCGCCTCGCCGAGGCGACTTGGCGAGCGGTCTCTTTCGTCGAGCCCGAGCTTTCCTTCGCAAACTTTCTCGACCTCGCGTTCTCGGTCGGCGAACTGATTCAGGCCTTTCCCTCGGTGGCTAGAGCGGCTGGCCTTCGTCCAGGCAAGATTGAGGATCCAGGCTTGCCTGCGGATGCGACGCCGGGGGCGTCGCAAAACGTGGGAAAGTCGATTTCGACGCCCTGATCGCTCAGGTCGTCTCCAATACCGGCTGGCGCTGGGATGAAGCGCTCGACCAATTGACGATGCCGCGGTTTCTCGCACTGCGAGCGGAGTGGCGCCGTAACCCGCCCGTTCACTGGCTCGTGGCCGCCGCGCTCAAGTATCGTGAGCCAGACGAGATCGCGCCGGCGCGCCAGCCAACGATTGTGGAACTGAAGGCGGCCTTTCCAAATGGCGCGCTTTGACATCCCCAGTAAGGTCAAGGATCAGCCATGGCCGACGCAAACGTCTCCGTCAGCTTCAGCGCTTCGACTAACGATTTTGTCTCTCAGGTCAGCGAGGCAAAGGATGCCTTGCAGACCTTTGCGGCGCCGTTCGGCGAAATGAACCGCCAACTCGTCTCGTTCGGGACCGCTACGTCCCAGGCTTTCAGCGCCGATCGTCTGACTCCCTATCGCGACGCGCTCTCCGCGACCCAAGCACTTCAGCAGTCGTTCGCCGCTGATAGCGCTCGCGCTGCAGCAGCGTTGCGCGAAGGCGACGAGGCGTCCTACGCCGATGCGGCAAGGGCAGCCCAACTCGCCACCAGTGAAGAATTAAGGATCGTCGCCGACGCAACGAAACAGAAGCTTGCTCTCTATTCCGAAGAGGCTCGCTTCTACGAAATCACGCAGCAGCAAAAGCTCTCCCTTTCGCAGCAAGCCCTGGACGCAGAATACGCTGCCGAGCTCGCCGCGCTACAACGGCAAGATGCTCTCGGCCAGCAATCGCTCGCTGCAAAACAGCGTGTTGACGACATGATCATCGAAGCGACACGCCGCCGCGATGATCAGATGGCTGCGTTGACCCGGTCGGCCCTTCAAGACCAAGAGCGCGACTATCAGGCATTCGGCAATTCGATCGCGCAAGCGGTCAATTCCCAATTGCGCGGACTGCTGACCGGGACGACGACCTGGCATACGGCGTTTAAGAACGCGCTTCAGGACTTGCTGATCAAATTCATCGAATGGTGCGAAACGAGCGTCGCACGCTACGCCTTGGCGGAGTCGATGAAGACGGCCGCGACCACGGCGGGCGTCGCCGCACGCACGGGGGCCGAACAGGGCGGAGCCGCGGCTTCATTGGGCGCACAGGGCGCGGCGATGGTCCAATCGATCCTCTCGTCCGCCGCAGAGACCTTTGCCGGCGTCTTCGGATTTCTGGCGCCGCTCATGGGACCCCTCGCCATCGGTCCCGCCACAGCGGCGCAGGCAACGGTCGCGGGAATGGCTGGCGCTGTTGCATCCGCGGATATCGGCATGTGGCAGGTGCCAAGAGATCAACTTGCGCTGATTCACCAGAACGAGCTCATTATGCCCGCTGGGCCGGCTGGCGCGCTACGCGACATGCTGACGAACGCTCCAAACAGTGGTGGCGCGGCCGGCGGCAGTGTCGCCATCCATCCCACGACCCATTTCCATGTCAACGCAATAGACGGGGCGTCCGTGGCGTCATGGATGCGCTCTAATGGTCCCGGCGTGGCTAAGGCGCTCGACCAGGCCGTGCGGCACGGCGCGGCGCTCGGACTCAAACGGCTCAACGGACGCGGATGACTTTCCCAACCGTCACCGGCGTCCATCTCCTGCCGTCGACTGGCGAGTTCGCCTACGACACGATCTCGGCGGTCGGGTTTCAGCGCGGATCGAGCGGACTTAACAACGCGACCATCCTGAATTTCTTCAGCAGTTCGCCCGGCGCGCCGACCGACTATACGAACGCGATTACGCAATATCAGGCTCAACATCCTGAATGCACGACGGTCAGCTTGGTCATCGCGTGGTTCTTCAACTCGGAGGACGCGTCGAGCTGCAACATCTATCCGTCGACCAACTTCATTCTCGGCGAGTTCGAGCAATGGAACGGGTCGACCTTCACGCCCGTCAACTGGAACGTGTCAAGCCTAACGGAGCAGGACTATCCGGGCCTCATCCCGCTTCCCGCGCTGCCCGGCTCAACCAGTTTCGTGTATGGCGGCACACCGAGCGATCCAAGCGTCGTGCGCTGCATCCGCGATCTCAAAAGTCGCGGATTCAACGTCGTCTTCTATCCGTTCCTGCTTGGGACGAGCGCCGGATTCCCCTGGCGCGGCCGCATCACCTCGCCCGGCGATCTAATGCAGACTGCGACGAATGATGTGGCGTCCTTCATGGGCAGCGCGGGGGTCGGCGATTTCGTTCGGGATTCGATCAATCTGACCGTCGCTTACGCCGGCGCAGCAGGACCGTTCGATTGGACGTTCCGTCGCATGATTCTGCACTATGCGAACCTCTGCGTAGTGGCGGGTGGAGTGGGCCTGTTCGTGATTGGTTCGGAGCTTCGCGGCCTCGAGATCCTGCGCGGTCCGACCTGGACGAAACCGGGGGCCGTCGACGGTTCGGGCAACGCGATCTGGGACTATCCAATGGTCGCCCAGTTGAACGCCCTCGCCAATGACGTCCGGTCCACGTTCGATAGCGCAGGTCTCACCAAAAACCTGTCAAGTCTTGAAAACCTCATCACGTATTCGGCCGACTGGTCGAGCTGGATGGGATGGCAGCACGCAGGGGCAGACGGTCAGTGGCCGCATCTCGATCAACTGTGGGCCAATCCGAACATCGATTTCGTCAGCTTTGACAACTACATGCCACTGACGGACTGGGCGACGGGCTCCGGCGGTTTGGACGCGGCGAACTGGAATGAGCCACAGTTCAGTGGGTCCTGGCCGCCTGGACCTACACAACTGAGCGGCTCGGGTTTGAGCGGGCCGCCCACGATCTACTCAACACCATATCTCAAGAGCAACATTGAGGGCGGACAGTATTTTGATTGGTTCTACAACGATAGCAATAATCTCGGCCGCGGCCTCGACCCGGTGGGTACAGACCTACAAGTCTCGTTGCCAGAAGGCGATCGTCTAGGACAGGCGCGCAATCCATATTTTCCGAATCAGGAAATCCTGGCCAATAAGCAATTGCGGTGGTGGTGGAATAACAACCACCAAGCCGTTTACGACAACGGCGACGGCCAAGGTTTCGCTCCGCACGGGCCGAAAACCGAATGGGATCCGAACGCCAAGTCGGTCATTACGCTGGAATACGGATTCGCTGCGTGCGACAAGTCGACGAACCAACCGAACGTCTTCTTTGACCCAAAATCGACAGAGAGCTTCACGGCCTACTGGTCGATCTGGGATCCCGCCAACGAGCTCGGGTATCTCCCGCGGCGTGACGACACCATTCAGGCTCTAGCGCTTCAGGCGGTCTACGAATACTGGAATGTCGACGGGAACAATGAAAGCGTCGGCGGACTGCCGATGCTTAACTGGAATTTCTGCTGCGTCTGGAATACGGATGCGCGGCCATTCCCGACATTCCCGATCCTAAATAGCGCCTGGGGCGACGCTGGAAACTGGCCGCAGGGGCTTTGGATCGGAACGACCCGCGCCGTCCTGCCACCGCCTTCGCCAAGCCTACCCCCGACCCCTCCAGAATTCGCTACGCTCGCACTCGGACCCGCTCTTGCCTGGTCTGTCCACATCAAGCCGCAATTCAAAACCGAAATCGGTCAGCATGTGAGCGGACGGGAAACGCGGACCCAGCGGTTCGCGCACCCCTATTTCGACATCGATCTTACCTATGACCTATTGCGTGCAGACGCCGCGCATCTCGAATTGCAGGCAATTGCCGGGTTCTTCGAACAGGCAAGTGGCGAGGCCGCGCCGTTCTGGGTCGAGCCACCCGGTCTATCGGCAGTCGCGCCAAGCGATAGGAGTGGGCGATGGCTCGCAGACGGTTTTCCCGTTGGTGGGCTCGATCGGTTCCTACATTGGCCCCGTCTACGGGACATCCGGCGTTGCCGCAGTTTACCTAGACGGTGTCGCACAGCCCAGCGGTTGGTCCGTTTCGAGTGGATATCTGCCGGCGATCACATTCACCTCGGCGCCGCTCGCGGGCGCCGCCATCACAGCCGACTTCAGCATTCTCTGGCTTTGCCGCTTCGCCGAAAATGTGCAGGACTTCGAGGAGTTCATGACGATGCTCTGGGCGCTCCGAACGGTTCGGCTGGTGACGGTCCGACCGTGATATGACCACACCGCCCTCGTTCCCGACGCTGGCCGGCCTTGGCTGGAGCGTGCACAAAAGGCCAGTGTTTTCGACATTGGTCGCGACTCATGTCTCTGGCCGAGAGGTTCGCGACCCTCTCTATCAGAACCCCATCTGGCAATTCGAGCTGACCTTCGACGCCCTGTCATCATCGCCAACTTCGTATCCCGGAGCCGGCGCCAATTCCCTGCAGGCGCTCATGGGTTTCTTCCTACAGATGCAAGGGCAATTCGGGACCTTCCTCTACAACGATCCGACTGACAGCACGGCGACGAACGTGCGCTTGGCCACTGGCGATGGGGTGACTACCACCTTCACGTTCTGCCGCTTTATGGGCGCGTTCCTTGAGCCAGTTGGCTGGGTGACGAGCATCGCGAACGTTTTTTTGAACAATATCAATCAGCCGTCCGGCTGGTCGTTATCGGCCCCTAACTCGCTTGTGTTTGCGACCGCGCCCGGCCCCGGCGTCTCGGTTGCCGCTACCTTTACGTACGCCTTCGAGTGCCGCTTCGATTCCGACGACCAGGATTTCGAGGAATTCATGTCGAACCTGTGGCAGGTCGACAGTATCAAATTCAAATCGGTGCGGACGTCGTGAAACTCTACCTCAGCCCGTGGGTGCTTGCCCACGCACCTTAACTCGATCCGCAGCCAGCGGAGAAGTTTGCTGGACCGGCGCTCCGATAATCTCCCCCGCCACGCGCACGCGAAACGAGCTAGACCCATAAACGATAAGACTTGCTGTCCCCTGCGGGAAGAGATCTCCAAGCTCGACAGCGCTCGATAGGCGACGTGGCTTGAGGAAGGCGCTCTGATGATTACTGCCGACACCCTTTATTTTCTGGCCGGAGGCGCTGCGATCTATTTGCTTATGGCCGGCCTCTGGAAATTTTTCTGGTCATGAAACAGACCTCTGCCGCGGCCATCAACCTCATCAACGCCGCCCGCGCCGCACCCGACGCGCCAATCGCGTTCGCCGAGTGCTTCACCTTCATCACCACCACGGGCACGGTCTACACATGGACGAGCGTCGACTACGACGTCGTTTTCAACGGCTTCACCTTCAATGCCGAAGGCCCGCTCGTTTCCGGTCTCAAATACAAGGGATCAGTGGGCCTTGAAGTCGATAAACAGCAGATCACCATCGCCGCCCGACCGACAGACCTCATCAACGGCGCGCCTTTCCTTATCGCTCTTCGAGATGGGGCGTTCGATGGAGCACCGGTTTACCGAGACCGCGTCTTTCTCACTGCTCCGGGTGGCGCTGTCGTTGGGGGTGTTCGGCTATTCCAGGGACGGATCTCTACTGTCGATAACGTTGGTCGAACTCAGGCTACTCTGACGGTCGCGTCGGATCTCGTGATCCTCGATTACGACATGCCGAGGAACCTGTTCTCGCCGACCTGTCTCCACGTCCTCTATGACGCCGGCTGCGGCATCGTCCGCGGGACGTTCTCGCTGGACGGGAACTGCGAGGCCGGGTCGAACTCCGGCACGATCATGTTCTCGAGCGCGCGCAAGGGTGACGCGCAGGGATCTCTCGTCTTCACTTCGGGCGCCAATTCCAATGTCCGAGTGACGATCAAGTCCGTCATCTTGAACGGCGCCCAGGTGCCGATCGGCTACAATCTGATGTACCCGCTGCCATTCGCGCCGGCCACCGGCGACGCCTTCAATGTCGCGTTCGGTTGCGATCACACGCAATCGACCTGCGTGGCCAAGTTCAACAATCTTCCGAATTTCCGCGCCTTCCCCTACGTCCCGCCGCCGCAACTGGCCTTTTGAGGGCGCGATGAAGCACGTCTTTCCGTCCGACCTGATTGTCGTTGGGAATGAAACCGCCGCGGGTTTGCGCAGAACGCTCGCCTATCTCGAAGAGCATGGCTGGTGTCAAATAACGGCGAGGAACGCCTTCGGCGGCGTCTGCGTCGGCTATGCGATACAGATCGTTGCCGGAGGGCTTTGCTCGCCGGCGGCTGAACTTCTTCGTCAAGTGATTGGATGGAGGAGCATCGAAGCCTGGAACGACTCCAAGCTTACCACTCGCGATAAGGTTCGCGACGCAATTCTCAAGGCGATCGAAATTGCTTCGGGGATGCCGGCTTGATGCGGCCATCGAGAGAGGGGGCGCAGCGCGCGGCGGTGGTCGCTGAGGCGCGCACATGGCTCCAGACACCGTACCACCATGCGGCCGACGTCAAGGGTCACGGCGTCGACTGCGCCATGCTTCTGGTCCGCGTCTATTGCGATCTCGGCGTCGTCGAGAAATTCGATCCTCGCCCCTACACCAAAGACTGGTTCCTGCATCGTGACGAAGAGCGCTATCTCGGCTTCCTACTGTCGCGCTCGCGCGAGGTACGGACGCCACTGGAGGGCGATATTGTTGTTTTTCGCATGGGCCGCTGTTTCGCTCATGCCGGGATTGTATCGCGCGTTGCTCCGCTTGCGATCATCCACGCCTTCGCCCTGGCCAAACGCGTGGTCGAGGACATTATCCAGAACAACGCCGAGCTCTCGGCGCGCATGAAGACGGCAAAGTTCGCCAGTATTTGGGGTGAGGAATGCTGACTCGTCGAGAAAACCAGACAAAGATCGCGGAGAGGCGCGGACGCTCTTCCTGGCCAAGGCTCCAAAGCTGACCAGGAAGACGAAAGGCGCGGCGCGCAAGTAATGGCCTTCCTCCGCCGCAGCGACAACGCCAAACCAGATTACACCGCGCTCCAGGTCCAGACGTCGACTTCGACGCTGCCAATCCCGATCGTATGGGGTCAGAACAAGATCGCGCCGAACCTGATCTGGTATGCAAATTTCAAGGCGGTCCCGGGCGGTAACGGCAAGGGGATCGGCGGCAAAGGGGGTCTCTTCGGCGGTGCCAGCGCGGCCGGGGCCGATTACACCTACACCGCTGATTTGATCATGGCGCTCTGCGAAGGGCCGCTAACACCAAAAGGCGAGATCGGGACCGGGATCGGGTTCATCTGGAAAGACCTCGGGGTCTATGTCCAGCTCGAGTTGGGGCTCGGATCGTTTCCAGGATCGACACCGCAAGAGGTCTGGCCGTATCTCGCGGCAACCTACCCTTTCAACGCCCTCGCTTATCAGGGCACGGCCTACCTCTGGGGCGGCGGATACAATCTCGGCGACAGCGCCTCGATAGGCAATCATAACGTCGAGGTCTATGGCCCTCTGGCCGGCACCGGCGTCAATGGCATCGACGCCGACCCGGCGCTGGTCATCCAGGATTTTTTGATCAACGCGCAATATGGCTGCGGCTTCGATCCGGCGTCGATCGATTCTGGCTCGTTGTTTACGAACCCGGATTCCTTTCAGGCCTATTGCATCGCCATGGGCTATGCGTTTTCGCCTGCTCTGGTCAGCCAGGAACAGGCATCAAGCATCCTGACACGGTGGCTGCAGATCTTCTCGACGGCCGCAGTTTGGAGTGGCGGCCTGCTTAAATTCATCCCCTATGGGGACACGGCGATCTCCGCGGGACAGGTGCAGACTTATAGCACGGAATTATCGATCCCGGTCCCGATTCCGGTATCGTCCGGCGGGTCGCTCCCGGCGCTGGTGACGGTCGCGCCTGCAAGTCAGTTCGTTTCAGATGGCGGCGTCGTTTATGCCTTTGTCAACATCCCGCTCACGTTCATCGGGGCAGCGGAGCCCACCGTCGCGGGCCAATACGGGATGTTCCCTTCTGGCACCTACGTCTTCGGGCAGGCGGATCAAGGGAAGCCGATCGTCATCACGTACACTGCCGGTTCTGCCGGCAACTTCACGCCAAATCTGACCCCGGCATACGCGCTGAGCGACACAGACTTTGTCGACGAGAAGGGCAACAAGGATCCGGTCCAGGTCGAAAGGGTCGACGTCTTCTCGTTGCCGACGATCCAGCGCGTCGAAGTCTTGTCACGCGGGAACCAATATTCCGCTCTTCCGGTCGAGGCACGCGACCAAAGCCAGATCGAGATTTTCGGCCCACGCGTCGGCTCAACCGTTCAAGCTCACGAGATCTGCGACGAATTCGTAATGGGGCCGGCGATCGCGCAGACGATCTTGCAGCGCGCGCTCTATGTCCGAACCAAGTTCACGTTCAAGCTGTCCTGGGAATATTGCCTGCTCGATCCCATGGACATCGTCACGATCACGGACGCGAACCTGGGGCTGTCGAACTATCCGGTTAGGATCATCGAGATCGAGGAGGACGACAAGGGCCTGCTGTCCTGCACATGCGAGGAGTTGGTGACGGGCGTCTCGAACCCGGCCTTCAATCCGAACGCTTCTGCGGGCGGCTTTCAGCCGAATTGGGGTGTCCCGGCCGTTTCGATCAACCCGCCGCTGATCTACGAGCCGCCTCCGTCCGGAACGGGCGGCGTCGCGCAGATATGGGTCGGCGCGTCGGGGATCAATGGCGGGGGTGGCAACCAATGGGGCGGCGCGAACGTCTACATTTCGACGGATAACGTCACCTATTCTCAGATCGCGGTCATCACGGCGCCGATGCGCCAGGGGCTCCTGACCGCGAGCCTGGCCGCCGCGGCCGGGTGGGATTCGGTCGATACGCTTGCGGTCAACCTGTCCGAGAGTTGCGAGCAGGGCTCTAGCCCGTTGACTGGCACCAGTCAGGCGGCGGCGCAGGCCGGCGCGACGCTGACACTGATCGACAGCGAACTGATCGCCTACGAGGCAGCGACGCTCACCAGCAGCGCCCCGGCTTACAATCTGACCGGACTGGCGCGCGCGCTGAGCGGTTCGGTCGGTGCCAGCCATTCTTCCGGCGCGCAGTTCTTTCGCATCGACGGCGCGATCGTCAAATATAACGTGCCGGCGAATTTCATCGGCAAGACGATCTATTTCAAATTCCAGTCGTTCAACGTCTTCGGCGGTGGCGCCGAGGATCTGTCGACCGTGGCGGTCTACAGCTTCACGCCTCAATTCGCTTCGACGGTGGTCGTCTCGTCGCCGCCGAATACCCCACCGACGCCACCGGCGCATCCGATCGCCCTGCAGCTCGAGGCGGGCTTTCCGCTTGATTTGGGGCAGGTGAACGATGCGCCGACTGTGGCCGACGATTTCGGGCTCGTCACAGCCTCGGTTATCGACACCGTCGATCTTGGCGCCGTTGCCGTTTTGAACCCGCATCCGATCGCGGCACAGCTGCTGATCGGCTCTACCGATCTTGGTCTAACGACTGGCGCTGTGACGGTGTCGGATGATTTTGGCTCCACCAATGACGCCCTGATCGACGTCATCAATCTAGGGACGGTTCCTTGAGCGAGCAGCTTCAACTTCGTCGCGGTACTGTATCCCAGGTCGCCGGCTTCACCGGTGCGGCTGGGGAGGTCGTTGCCGACACGACCAACAATCGGCTCGTCCTCAACGATGGCGTAACGGTCGGCGGCGCGCCGCATGCAAAACTCGCCGAGGTCATCACCAACACGCGCACGGCCGTCTCTGACGTCGCCTACACGGCTTTATTTACCGATCGCATGGTCGCCTACACCGCGCTCACGGCCGCGCGCGTCATCACGCTGCCGGCCGCTAGCGCCTATCCGACCGGGACACAGCTTCTGATCATCGATGAAAGCGGCTCCTGTTCGGTCACCAAGACGCTCACCGTCAACGCCGCCGGAACTGATGATATCGACGGCGCCATTTCGGCGGTCGTGAACGAGGCTTACGGCTATATCGAGATTGAGAGCAATGGCGTCGGCGCGTGGACGATTACCGGCCAGGGTTTTATGCCGGCGACGGTCAACCTGGCCGCGGCGGCGCATGGCGCCTCGATCCAGATGCAAGTGCTCGAACAGACGGTTCCCCTCTCGGGCGCTTCCACGAACGCTTCGGTACCGATCCCGGCAAACTGCATCGTCCTGGCGGTCGGCGCTCGTGTCCTAACGGCAATTACTGGCGCCACATCGTATGAGATCGGAGTATCTGGGAACCTTTCGCAGTTCGGTTCGCTGCTCTCGGTCCCGGCCGGGTCATCAAATTTCGGCCTGATCGGTCCGACAGCCTTCTACACGAACACGACGATCATCATCACCGCGGCTGGCGGTTCGTTTACTGGCGGCCAGGTTAGGTTATCGATTTCCATCCTTCTCGCGAATCCTTCCGCCGCGTAGCGGCTTTCTCTTTCCAATAGGGGTCGGAAATGAAGCGCATTCTTCTGGGCGCCGCGGGAGCGGCTGGCCTGTTGTTTGGCGTGCCTGCGGGCGCGCAAACCTATCAGGACTCCGGCGGCACTTACGTCCGCGGCGTTGTGCCCATTAGACCTGGCGTCGGGCCGCTGTTCACGTCGTCGAATCCCGGCGTCGTTACCGGCTCGTTCAACTCCACGGTTGGCGGCTTTCAACCGACGCCCGCCTACGCACAGCTCGCCGTCGGGCCGACATCGTCGCGCGTGCCGCTTCCGAGCGGAACAGTTGTGATCATCTACAATACGGGTGCTAACCCAGCCTATGTGACGATTGGCAATTCGAGCGTCACCGCGACAGTGGGCAACGACGTCATTCCGGTAGGCGGCTGGATGGCGTTCACCGTAAACCCGAACAGTTTCCTTGCCGCGATTGAGACAGCGGGAACGACCTCGCTGAACATATCCGGCGGCGCGGGCTTGCCGACCGGCGCGGGCGGAGGTGGTGGCGGAGGCGGCGGTGGAGGCTCAAACGCCTCCGTCGAGTCGACCGGCTCCCCCGCTCCCGGCTCGGCGACTTACAACGGCATGCTGATCGGCGGGGGCAACATGGTCGGCGCATCCGGCTCTGCATGGGGCTCGGCGCCGACAGGTCTGAACGTGCTCGGCGTCAACGCCAACGTTCTTTCCTCCGCTCTGCCCACCGGCGCCGCCACAGCCGCCAATCAGGAAGTGACCGCAGCCGGCGCGAGTGCAACCAGCGCCCAGGCCGTGCAGGGCGTCACGGGCGGCGTGCCGATGCCCACCAACAGCGCCAACACCGGCGGAAGTCTCACGAGCATCATCCAGGCCGGCGCCTCGCTTCCGATCAACCTCTCGACCGCCACCACCACGCAGCTTGTAGCTGCTGTCAGCGGCAAGGCGATCTATGTCACAGCCTGGGACGTGATCGCGGCCGGGACAACAAATTTCACCTTTGAGTATGGGACCGGAACGAATTGCGTCGCCGGGACCACGGCGCTGACTGGCCCTTACGGCCTTGTGGCGCAGTTTGGCGCTGCAAAGGGCAGCGGTCTCGGCCCTGTCCTTGTCGTCCCCGCGGGCAACGCGCTCTGCGCAGTTAATTCCGCGACGGTCCAGGTCAGCGGCAGCCTTGCATATACTCAATTCTAAAGCTTCCGAGACACAATGAAACGATTTTTCACATCCCTCGCAACATTCTCGCTCGTCGAGACGATCGGTCGTCATCCTGCCATGGCCGCCGGTATCTTGACACTGCTTGGCGTCGGCGGCGGCGCCACGGCTATTGCTATGCTCACGCCACCCACGATCATTCCGTTCGTTTCGTCGAATTTCAATCCGAACCAGAGCATCGGCACGACCAACAACGGCTTGAAGCTCAACGGCGGGACAGCCGGGTCAACGCAGTTTCCGCCGACGGCGACGAATTCCTTCGCTAATTATTTCGAGATGGTGGTCAATCCGAGCCTTGCCTATTCGCAGAGCGTGGAAGTGCCCTTCATAGGCGGTGTTCTTAACACGAACACGCTTCCGGGGCAGCCGAATTTCTTTTACCAGAGGCTGTACCTCGGTCTTACGAATGTTCAATGGTTGCTCAACCCTGGAGCGAGCGTCGAGGTCGGCGGCAGTGCGACGACAGGAAGCAACTACGCAAGCGGGTTTTATCCCTTCACCGTGCCGAATAGCGGCTGTGCGCGGGCGCCGACCGGCGTCTGGATGGGAGGAACCACACAATTCCAGCAGGTCGACCCGGGATTTGGTTGCCCGGCGGCGACTCTATCGCTGAATGCGGCGGCGATCGCCGCCAACGTTCCCGGCTCCGCCGCGCAACAGGCGACTGGTCTTGCCGCATCGCCGGCACAGAGCGCGACGACTTGCGTCAGTAATTCACCCGTCTCGGGCGAAATGACGGTGACGGTTCATCTTGCGACCGCGCATGAGGTCACGCCTGGCATAACCTATCCGCTGCAGGGATTTAACGGGACGGGATTCACCGGCTACAACGCGACCTATACCGCACTGCCAGGAACGACTGGCTCGACGCTCGTCGGCGAGACGACGACAGGCGGTGGGACTTGCCCAACATCTCCGCTCGACACGTCGGCCCATGAGGGAACCGCGCTTAGCGGAACCGGGGCCGCGATCACGTTCCCTGCGGTCTCGACCACCAATCCGTTCGGCCAGGGATCGACTGGGATCACTGTTAGCGGAGGCCAGCACATTTGCGGCTTCCTTGGGGAATACGGCGACGATTCGTCGTTCCCCGGCGCACAATTTATTTCGATGGTCGACAACAACGGCAATGCGGTTCCTGGCTCTCCGGCGCTCGTTACGCTGCTCAATCAGGGAATAGGCAACGTGACTGGCTACGTCACCACGGGCGCGCAGCCCGCCCTAACCGTGACGGCGCTCAACGCCTATACGATCACGGGCGCCACCTTTAACGCGATGACCGGCTTTGCGACCTTCACCGTTTCGAGCAATCCGGGCTTCGTTCCGGGATCCGAGTTTACCGTCTCGGGGCTCTCCTCAACCGGGCCGGGGAGCTTCAACCTCACCTATGTCGCCGTTAGCGGCACGACCTCATCCTCGATCGTCGCCAATCCATTGAGCGGCCCTGGAGGCACGCCTCAGGGATCCTCTCTGCCGGGATCGAGCACCTATGCTTCGGGCGGTCAGATGGTGTCCGTCCTCCTGCCGGGGGCGCAGATCTTTGGCGCGTCGACCGGGGCCGTCATCATGCCCTACGGAACCGCAAGTTCATCGGGGACCGGCGGCACCGGCACCTACGCACTGAGCGCCAACCAGGCCGGCTACGCTTTCACGGTCAGTGCCGTCTCCGGAACGACGATCACCGTCACCGGAGCGCCTGCACAATATATCATCCCCGGCACGACGTTCGTCTTGAACTCTAACACTTACACCATTACCGGGCTTGGAACAGGCACGGGTCAGGCGGGAACTTACACGGTCAACACGTCGACGGGACTCGCTACTGGAACGGCGACGGCCACGGGCGCGATCGGGTCATCCGGATCGCCCGTCACCATAGCCGACTACAGCCTGTTCTATTACAATCCGGCTGCGGCCTCAACGCCCTCTGGGATAACCGTTACCCCGCGCACCGGCTCGTCGATTGGCGATTTCATCCCGGTTCTGGGCGCCGGCAATACGACGGTCAGCGGCGCAGTTAGGACCAGCTGGGGCGGCGCGCTTGGCAATTTCGCCACGCTCTACGGCGCGCTGCCAAGCCAAGCCGGCGGCGCTCCGAGCACGTCCGACCTTGCGTCGATCTGCACCAAGCAGACAGACATCCAAGCCTACGCCGCGGCCAAGAGCCTCAAGGTCAATTCTCTCTATCGCCTGAACGATCCGGGAATCTGGGGCGACAGCGGCGATGCGACCATCACCGGCTATATCACCAATTCTAGCGGAACGAACGCGACGCTCAATGTCGTCTCGACGCCTTACGGCTCGCTCGGCGTCACCCCGTCTCAGCCGACGGCAAATTTGACCGGCGTAGGCCTGCCGGTGGCGAGCCCAGTGACGATTCCGCTCACTGCGGCAGCGGGAACGACCTATGCGATCACGCCCAACACCACGGCGGCGCTCGGGTCGAGCGGGTCGCCTGTCACCTTCGCTGTCGGCGCTTTCAAGCCCGCGTTGCCGATCCAGTCGAACACTCTCAAAGGCTATATCGATACAACGGCCGGCGTCTCGACCCTGCATGTGACCTCGCTCGACGATGGCACGGCGCATAGCGGCTTTGCGAGCTTCACCGGTTCGCTGACTTCCTCGTTTTCTGCGTCGATCGCCAGCGGCACGAACCAGCTTGTCGTAACTGCGCCGACGAGCGGAAATCCTGTCATAGGGCTGGGGTCAAGCGTCAGCATTCCGGGCGGCACGCCTTCGACTGCGACAGTGATCGGGGTCGGAACCGCATCGGGCCTCAGCGGAACCTACACGCTGAGCGCGACCGTAACCGGAGCGGCCAGTTCGGAAACGATGTACGGCTACGGTGCGCTCCCTGCGCCCCCAACCACGCTCATCGTCAGCGGCGTAACCGGCGAGCTTCAGCAAGGCATGGCCGTGACCGATGGTGGCGCGAGCCTCACCGGCTCGCCTTTGCTTATCACCGGTGGCAGCGGTACGACCTGGACGGTTGCCGGAAATTATTATCAGGGATTTCTCGCCGACTCGACCATGACCGCGTCTCTCACGACGCTGGTCCCTGGAGAGTACATCCAGAACGCGGCCATCACCAATCCTGTCAAGGTCGTCGCCTACGGCTCGGGCGCGATCGGTGGGGTCGGCCACTACACACTGTCGGGCTCGCCAAATTCGACGAACGCAGTCGGCTCGTCGGGCTCGCCCGTCGTCTTGACCGGAACGACGATCACGGACGGCGGCGCGATCGCGCCCGGTCCCGCGCTCACGATCAGTGATCTAGGGCCAGCCATAACCTTCCCGCTCACCAACGTCAGCGCCAATACCGGGACGTTGCGGTTCACGGGAACCTACAGTACCGGCACGCTCGGCGGCACGCCATCGGGCATTCAGGTGCTTGTCTCGAACAGCGCCAACGGACCGCCGCTCGCGGGCTGCACGCCCTGCAATTGGGGCGCGCTCACGGCGTCGATTTCCGGGGGCGCTTGGTCGGGAACGATCGCCGGCATTCCGGGCGGAGGACCGTATTTTGTCTCCGTCCGCGCCGCGAACGGGACGGCCTATGCGACCCTGCCGAATTCGATCAAGGTGGGTTTCGTCTACGCACTCTATGGCCAGGGTCAGGCCGATTCGATGCAGGGCGCCCAGTCCGGAAGCTACACGTCTTATTTCTCGGGTCTTTGGGGCTTTGCCGGCTGGACTAGTTCCTTCTCTAGCCTCGAGCATTATATGCAGGGGCCGCCGATCACCGCCAATTTTGTTCCAGGAGAAGCCTTCGCCGATGCCGGCGATCGTTTCGGTGTCCAAAGCGGCGGCGCTCCCCTTTCGGAGGCCGTCAGCGCCTTCGATCAGGAATTGACGAATGCGTTCGGGGTTCCGGCGTCGTTCCTCTCAGCGACGCGCGATGGCGTCGGCATCGGCTTGGTAACGCTGGGCAATGCGGTGCAGACGCAGACTATCGGTGCGGGTAACGGGTCGACCTTGATCTGGTGCTCGGCGTCAACGTTCTGCCCGTCGGCGGGCGTATCTCCAGCGGGGCCGCTCGTCTTCGGCGCAGCGAGCCTGACTGGCGGCTGGTTCACGGGCTCCGTTTCGGGTTCGACTCTGACCGCGACCACGCGCATCGGCGGCGCGCTCGAGCCTGGCATGGTGCTGAGCACCCCGAATGCGCCAACCCTCGTCATGTGCCTGACGGGCTGCTCGTCGGGCATGGCTTTCGGAGGGTCGACGTGGCTCTTGAGCTCCGCTGCGGACAGCGGCGCGACCGGAGCCATGCGCGCCGATCCCGTCGGGGGGGCCCCATGGCCGAACCTCAACATCCAGGTCAATGGCGCATCGGTCTATGCCTGGGCTGGGTTCGGGTGGTCGCTCGTCAAGCCTGGAACGTTCACGGTCAGCGTCAATGGTGCGGTCGTTTGTCAAGACACCGGCGTTTTCGCCTATAACAACACCGGGGGCAATTGCATCGGCGCGGGCGTTTCCGGCTTTGTCAATTATCAGACCGGCGATTATCAGATCAATTTCACCACTGCGCCACCGTCGAATGCGGCGATCGTCGCCTCCTGGACGAACATCGTCTCGCCGGAAACCATCAGCTCGGCCTCGCTCAACAAGCCGCAGAACATCGATTTCTTCGGCGACGGAACCTGCCAGAGCGGGGCGGATTCGGCTTTGTTTTGCAAGGCGCCGGGCGGCGTCAATGGCCATATCTATTCCGGTGAGGGAACCGATAAGACCTACATGATGAACAGCGGTGCGGCTGTGAATCAGGGCTACCAGTTCGGCGGTCTTGGCTATTCGCAAATGATATCGTGGCTCTATGGCACGAAATTCCCCGCTCTGGTTCCTGGCGCGAGCCCGAGCGTGCCGTTCATCACCACGGGGCAATGGCGCATCGAGGGACCCCAGGAATTCACCAATCCCGTCTTGGCGCTGGACGGCGTTCACGACCAATGGACGCAGGACATCGCGACCAAATCTACCTTTTCGGGGACGGTCACGAGCAGCGTTCTCACTCTCACAGCGAACGCAGTTGGACCAATGTGGGAGGGCGAAGTCGTCGGCTGCGCTCCTGTCATGACGAATTGCGGCATACGACCGCTGTCTGGCGTCTACATAACGAGTCTCGCAAGCGGCGCGTGGGGCGCGAGCGGATCGACCTATAATCTCGCCGGGTCGCCGCCCAATGTGGCGACTGCGGCGGCGATGCAGAATCCAGTCTATTATTCCGGGTCTGGACCAGCGTTCTATGCTGGCACGCTGAACGACGTCATCGTGCAGAGCCAAGGCCTTTCGGGAACGACCGGCCGCAATCCGCATACGTCCAATGGGTTCACTGGCGGCCGCCGCGCGACCTCGCGGTGGGCGGCGATGATCTATGGGGCGAACGGCGGCAACGCGACCGATCCCAAGGTTGATCGCGTGAAAGCTGATGCTGTTGGCTGTGATACAGCGGCTCTGGCGGCGCCGTGCTTCGACATCGGGACGACCTATCAGTCGTCGTTCGCAACCGCGACGTGGAGCGGCAACACCGTCACCATCCCGGGCGGCCTCGCGGCGCATGCGCTGCCCTTTGTCGTCGGACAAGCGTTCAGCTGCTCCGGGTGCAACTCTAATCTCGTCATCACGTCTCTTTCGGTTCCGCCGACGGAATCGACAGCGATCGGCGCTGGCGAGGTGGGGCAGATCTTCACCTTCACCGCCAACAACGCCTCTGGGCAGGCCATTGGCGGATCAGGCAGCGGCGCGGTCGCGGGCGGCTGCTCGGGCACGTCGGGGACCGGCTCGAATTGCATCGACGTAGCGATTGCGATCAACGTCAACGGAACCTTCGGGGCCTCGGCGGCGATCGACACCTGCGGCGCGGGCAACCTCAACGGCAATGCGCCGAACTATGCCGTCCCGAACGGCAAGTGTCAGGGCAATGGGATCGGTGAGATCGTCCGCGCCTTCCGCATCGGCACGAACCAGCTCATGTATGGCAATGGCTCAATCGTCGTCAGCCCTGGATCGGTGTTTGACGATGGCGTCGACATGGCCAACGGCGCCTTCAACCAGAGTGTGGCGTTCACCTGCAACATCGTAGCGGCGAAAGTTGCCCGATGCGTTAAGGCGCCAGCTTATTCAGGCGGCGCCCTGACGGGCGTCGGCCAGTGGGGCTCCGGCGCAACCTATATCTCCTATGGCGATTTGACCATCGTCACCGGGCGGATTGCCTCGCTCCTTGGCTATGTCGGCGGCCAGTCCTTCCCGTTCACGGCGGGCAGTGGCTACACCAACGGAACGTACTCCGGAATCGCGGCGATCTGCACGACGATCCAGAGCGGCGGCACGGCACCGAGGTTCGACGTCATCGTTACAGGCGGCTCGATTGTCGACGTCTACCCGTCATCCCAGACAACTGGAAATTCACCTGCGGGCTTGGGCGTTGGGTCGACCTGCACGGTTCCCCTGACGACGGTCACGTGCACCGGAGGTTCTTGCGGCGGCGCGATTGCGACGATCCCGCTCGCGCCGGTCGAGGGCTTTGGCGGCATCGGCACATACAACACCGACTCGAACACGATGGGCATGTTCCTGTACGACAATTCTGGCGAGCCTGGAAATCCGCTCAATCAGTTCTTCACCAACGGCCAGGGCGGCTATTTCGAGCCTGGCTTGCCTTTGCGGCCCTTCGGCTTGTTCCAGGGCGTGGTGGTGAGCGGGTGAGTCATTCCGGCCCTAGCAGGAACGATTCACCGGTCTACGCATGCTAGTCGCTGCTTTTCGATGGCGTCGACTTGACAGTGTATCCTTGGTTTCATTGGAAGCGTCTTCACTACAACTGGAGGCAGCGTGTGTACCTTCCTCGTCTAACCTTTCTGTCGCGCTTCGTCCTCTGCCTAGCCTGTGCGGGGCTAACGTTTTTTGCGTGGGCTAATGGCGTACCGCAGACTATTTGGACGAATGACATGAGTATGATGACCAGCGTGATCGGCGCACTGTTCGTCGGCTCGGCGGCTTGGTTGGGATGGGAGGCATGGCGGATCGGCGAATCGACGTCGGACAACAGAGGACGCTCCGACCCACACTCCTTTATTATTTTTACTCCATCATCTGATTATGGTCATTTGGCTGAGCGACTTTGCGTAATGGCGGGCTTTGTCGGCACCGCGATCGGCCTTTCTCTGCAGGCTAAGTCGCTCGCCGGCGGCGCGACCAGCTTCACTGCGCTCGCGACTCGCTCTTCACCACGGCGAGTGGCGGGACCGCAGCGGCTCTTATCGCCATCATGACTTTCAATCTTGAAGCGGGCACAGCAACGACTTGAGTCGTAGGCGAGTGGAAACTTCCTCTGTCCTGGACTCGCCATCGATACGACAATAAGCGTCTTCGCCCGAAATGCTCGGCTAATGAGACACGCCGGCTCGTCGATCTAGATCACATTCACTATATCTTCTTGTGTATATTAACGGTCAGCACGCCGTCGCGCTCGATCATCTCGGGTGAACGGTCAACGTCATGAACTTCCGCCTAAGCGCGGACGGCAAGATATGCTCCGCTAGCCGTCGCTTGAACCTATCGCCGATGCCTAGGGGGTCAGGCCGTGAACTTCTTCAGCGCTTTCGCTGCCTCGTTCGGATCCATGCTGCTCATGACCGCGCTCATCGGCTCATGGCTCTTTCGTTCCTCTACCGCGCCACTTATCGCCAAGATCGCCGTCCCCGCTCTCATCGTCGCGCTCGCTTGTGTAACGCCATATCAAGTCAACGCGATGCTGGGGCTTCCTATCTCGGCGCCGCCCGCAACGCTGCCCGCTTATGCCGAACTCATCGCCTTTGTCGCACACGACGACGATCCGCTGGTGGATTTGTGGTTACGTCAGAGAAACGCTCCGCCACGCGCCTACGAGACTACGCTAAACAACAAGCTCAAGCGGATATTGCGTGAGGCACAAAGCAGGCTCAGCCGTGGCGAAAGGGTAATGCTGGTTAAAGCCCGGCTTGGAACGAAGCGAACCGGCGCAAAGGAGCAGCGCGCGCCAGATGAGCCCGGTTATGAGTTGGACGATTCCTTCTTCTCACTTCCTCCGAAGGACTGAATCGTCAAAGAGGACACCGAACACGATTCGCCGACTGAGATGGGTCCGCTGTAGGGCCCTCAAAGGCGGAGCCGTTTGTGGATCCGTCCAGAACCACCGGGGCGACGATTCCGTTAAGGTGCAATCCGGCGACAAAGTCGTTGTTTTGGAGTGCAGATAAGGAACGCCGACTCTGAGCCTCTAGCCATTTCGGAGCCCATCCGCAACGGCGGCAGATGTTGGTCGAGGTTGGGCGTTGCGGTGGTAAACGCAAGACGGTCGGGGTCGAGATTCCAACTGGCCATTGAACCAGGCTCGCGGCGCTTCACGATGTCCGGGCGATCCTGCTCGTTCCCGTGCGCGGTCTTTTCTGCGCGTGATCTTGTGGCGGTGAAAGAAGCGCCACAGCGCGCCGTAGCTTGCCAGACGCGTCGCGCGGCCAGCGCCGTCCTGAGCTCTTCGAGCGTGATGTCCGGGGTCTCATCGACCAGCGCGCGAATGGTCGCCCGCACGACGGTCCGCGCGTATCGAGCTCCGGTCACGCGACGACTGCCTTCGGCGTCGCGTCGCCCTGCCCCGTTCCATCATCCGGCAGCGGATCGCGATCGAGGCGCTCACTCCAAAACGGATCGCCGCCCGCCGCCGCCGACACCCGCGTCCGAACGTCAAGAGATTTTGACATGTCCGCGCCCTCCATCCCGGCAGACAGTCGCAATCACGCGATCCCCGATCGTGAATCCCCTCCGATTCAAAGCGATGCATCATGCTTACATCTAGGGGGCGAGGCACAACGGGTTCTTCTTCCGTTTTCCTTCGCACATTCAAAGGAAGTCTCATGCTGCGGATTGGGATCATTTCCGCCCTCGTCCTAGGACTTAATCCAGGGATCAGAGGCACCACACTTGCGGCGGACAAAACGCCTTCGCCTTGCAAGCCGCTTGCCAAGCTCTGGGCCGACTTCGACGCTAAAACTCATTTCACCACGCTGACCCCGGGGCAATTCCATTTCGTCGAGGGCATCTACGTTGGAAGCCCGACTACTCCCGATGGCTTGCCGCCCGGCGACGGCGCGCTGCTCGCGACTCATGACGGTGCTCAGAATGGCATCATTCTTTGGACCCGCGGCCCACTCGCGTGTAGGCCTCTCCCAATCGGCGAGAAGCTCATAAAGCTGATCGCGGACATCAAAACTGGCGCACTCGATGCCGAGGGCAACGAACTGTGACCCGCAGGCTGAAAGCCGAGTGCATCACGTGCGCATAGCCACCCAAAGCCAGCACCTCGATTTTGGGGATTGCCCGGGTAAGCATCCCTAGGCCGTGCGGACGAATTTGCGACGGATGAGATTTTTGGGATTCCTCTGCTGAAGCGGGCATGATTCATAGGACTCCGACCGAATCAGGGGCCGGGTCCATGTCGACGAAGATGAACGATGAGGATTGGAGGCACACGCTTGCGGTGTTTCGCGCCTGCCTTCCCCGGCGTGGACGGAAGGCCAACGACGACCGGCGCTTCCTCGAGGCGCTCCATTTCTTCACGGTCGAGAACGTTCGATGGCGCGCCCTGCCGGAACGCTTTGGTCCTTGGAACAGAGTGTGGAAACGCTTCGACCGATTGAGCAAGGCTGGGGTCTTCGAAGCCTTCTTTGACACGCTTGCCTCGATGAGTTCGTCCGCGCACCTGATCCAGATGTTCGACTCGACGATCGTGCGCGCGCATGTGTCGGCCGCCGGAGCAAAGGGGGGCAAG